TACGGTTGAATCTCTACAGAAATGAATCTATCACTACAAGAAGTTGATCACCTTTTGCAGGCATTAGATACAATGTCAGCACATGATGTTGCAAGAGCAAGGGAACAAATTGCACCAGGAGTTGTAGATCATTTGCGATTGGTACAGAAACTTCGTGATTATCGTGTTCGTCTAACTTGATATGATTAGATCTAGTATTCTTGAACCTAAATTTAACATGGACTTTCCATATGAAACATTTCCGTGGCGATTGGAGGTAAACAAAGATCATCATAATGTAAAGGGTATTGCATTGACAGTGTGTCACTTTGAGTGTGAGGAACACTTGCAAAAATACCTGGATAGGTATAAACTTAAATCTAAAGATTATCAGGTATCAAATCGTGACGGTAAATCCCTTAAGTCCAGTCAAAAACACAAGACAAACGTACCGAAAAGATCTAGAAACAGTAATAACGGAAGTACAAGTACAGTTCGCAAAAGAAAATCCAGCGTGGATTCCACTGGAAACACTACTAGCAATGCAAAAGGTGCAAAGTGCCTAAAAAAATCCAAGACCAAAAACTAATACTTACACTTGCAAATCAACAAGTAGAGAATCTTTTTTCATTACTTGAAGATAATTCGTATCAACCGTACTTGTATCGACACTTAAATACTGTTAAGTATGAAATCTTACGTCAACTTACTAATCTAAATGCAGACTCAAACAGAAAACAAGGTCAATCCTAAACTTGCCGCATCTTTTGGTGGTACAGTAGAGAAAGACATTCCCGAAAATGTAGAGTGGATTGATGATGCCTTTTACATCAAAGAGACTCGTTTTGGTCTCTTCACATCTATTCTAAAAGAACCACTGGGTCAACATTTTATTACAGGTGCAACAAAAGATGGTGTGATTACCATGTCACGATGGCATCTTATGTGCTTACAAGATGATACTTTGCAAGATTATAGTCGTGTAATCAATTCTGGAGTTGTAGGAGGAAAACTATGAGTAAAAAGAAAATGACTAACTCTAAAGGTGATACCTTTGAGTGGGAAGAAACTGAAGAAATGCGTAAAGCAGTAGAACGACTGCATCAAACATATCGTGAAATTAGTAAACTAGAGGAAAAAGCACCTGATTATGGTGTTGGCAAATAGTTGACATATTAAGTAGTATAAATTAAACTGTTATTCAATACATTTAACACTAATGAGCACTTATTCTGTTACTCTCCGCACACCCGATGGTTCGGAGACTACTATTGATGTTCCCGATGATTCTTATATTCTAGACTCTGCTGAAGAGCAAGGTATTGATCTTCCTTATTCATGTCGTGCGGGTGCATGTTCATCTTGTACAGGTAAAATTGTAAGTGGCACTATTGATCAGAGTGATCAATCGTTCCTTGATGATGATCAAATTGAAGCAGGATTTGCACTTCTGTGTGTGTCGTATCCAACCAGTGATTGTGTAGTTGAAACCGAAAAAGAGGAGGAACTCTACTGATAAATATTACATACTGTCAATGTATGTAACATGGAGGATAAAAAAGCTTGTAAAACTATCATCAAACGTGCTAAAAAACACCCTGACTGGTATACAGCAGAGGAAGTAAGTTACGTTAAAATGATGAAGAAATTGATCAAGAAAAAGAAAAAGGAGTCTAAAAATGACGAATGATTTCTTAGATAACATTGCTAATGATCAACATCAAAAAATGCTTCGTGAAATTGCACACGAAGATTTAGAAACTGTTTGGAAACAAATGGATGAAATTGAACCATTAACTCCTGTAAACCTAAACGAAAGAAAAGATTAAATTCCTAACTAATTGTGAAATGCTATGTTAGCATGTCATCACATTCAGGAGATTGCCTATGACTCTACCAAAAGACAAAAAAATCGAACACGAACACATCGAGTCAATGAAAATTGCGGTAGAGCAGTCAGATATTCGGTCAATCCATCCAGATAAAATGGAAGAATTTGCCGAATATCTTGTCCAAAAGGCAAGGACACAAGAATAAGTGGCACAAGGGGGGTTTCGGACCCTCTTTTTTCATGTATATTAAAAGGGTCAAAGGAACACCACTCATGGCAACTCGTTCACGCATCGGTATTGAACTCAAAGACGGTTCTATTCTGTCTGCTTATCATCACTGGGATGGTTATCCGCAGTGGTTGGGTCG